TTGACCGACGGTTATCTCATCTCTATACTTCGCCGCCATTGAGCCCTGATGGCGGAATTGGTAGACGCGGCGGATTCAAAATCCGTTTTCGCAAGAAGTGGGAGTTCGAGTCTCCCTCGGGGCACCAGCACAATGAAGAAAGGCCTTGATTATCAAGGCCTTTTTTTTTGCCTGGCGTAATCTTGGCGTAATGACACGGCAGCGCCCTGCAGCACGGGGCCATACACATACACCTACTGCTGGCGACGAATGCGCACTCACAGCACGAAGGCGTGGCACACTGGCCGCCACCCCCTATAGGACTCAGATCCTAAAATCTGTGGGGTGCTCAGAAATTAGTAATATTGGTAATACCCTTCCGAAAAAACCGCCACAGCCCTTCCAGATCAAGGCTTTCAGCAATTCCGGAAAAGGCGATATTGAAGCGATACATTGGCGATATTGTTACCTTTCTAAATAGCTATATTTACATTCTTTAAAACCCAATGAATCCGGGGGTTTGAGGAAAATATTACGTTTCATATCGCTTGATATTACTTCGCCATGTAATACCGGAAGGCCACATATTACGCGGCCTGTAGGGCAGATCGATGGGGCGTATAGCCAATATCGCTGTTTTCAGAATTACCCCCCTCGCTCTGAGAACAACTCTCATCAAAATCCTGTTTTTCGCGCATCCAAAAACGGCAAGCAAACGCAGCAGTGCATGTGCAGCCCCGTGAAAACTGGTTTAACCCCAGATATCGGCTGCAGGCCACGGCTGGCCTGATGCACACCGCGTAGCGTCCTGCCCGGACTGATTGCATTACACCGGTAATTTCTGATCGATCTCGATTCTGAAAATGCACCGAAATGCCCGTTTTCGTATTTTTCGCCCAATGAATCCGGGGGTGTCAGCCTTTGGCCGCTTTCACCTGGTCGGCCCGTCGCTGTGCAACCGCGCTTCATTTCCTTGCAAAACCTTTCACAAAATGAAAAGGCCGATCACCTGCAGAGGCCCACGGGCGGCGCGGGCTGCAGCCTCGTTTGCACTACCTTTGGAATTGCACAAAAAAATCACACAAAGCCCGTCGGCGGGAGGGGGATAAGTGCGTTTTCCTCTTCGGTTTTGATTCGGATGACGATTTTACTGCGCACCCTGTCCATAGGAGGCAGAGCCGCTTTCCGTTGGCACCAAGCAAGTGAGGATTTGCGATCAGACAATTCTGCAGATTCGTGCAGATTCGTGTTGGTTCGTGTTGATTCATGTTGTATCAATCAGACCCTATAGGCCAGAATGCCAGCAACGAGCGACGGACCGCCTAGGCAGCCATCAAGGGTGAAGAAGCCCGACCAGCGCCTTTGTGCTTTCGCAAGACTAAAAGTGAGCTTTCAGGCTTACGCGGCAGGAGTGATGGGCGTGTTGAGCAAGAAGGACAAAGAGCTATCGGCTGTAATTTTTGAGCTTCTCAAAAACGCGACGAGTCAACAGGTCGTTAGAGATTTTCTAAGACAAAAAGGGGTAGCCACCTCTGGAAATTGGGACGAGCTCTACGAGAAACGTATCGAGCCGGCGCTCAATGAAAAGAAGCTCACAATCAAAGATTTGAGAGAACTGCTCCAGACAGTTGAAGAATATGGTCGTCAGCATACTTTTCTTTTTCAGTGCAGCCCGCAACGCGCTCAAGACATGATAAAGCCTGCACGGGTAAGGGCGATTGCACGCGATGAGAGCATGGAAGCCCTTTTAGATACGCCGCTTGACATAAACTGTCCTGATAAACCCACGATAGTCGATATCCGGATCCTCCAGCCTGATCTAACACTCATGCCCGTCAGCCTGACGATCAAAATTATTGAAAAACGGCTCACTAAGACCTTCGATTCTGAATCGATTGATCGCGCTGCTGGCACTATCATCAAAAAATACTACTTTACCGAGAAGCGAGCCGTAAACGTTGCTACGCTAAATCACGAAGGCTTGCTTGAATTGCGCATCGCCTCTCAGGACAACTCGACCAAATACACCGAGTTGGTAAAGGAAATGTTAATTAAAATTAGAAAATTCATTTCTCTGGACGGGTTTGCTACAGTTTCTCTAAGTGCAGCCAAAGATAAAATTCTGAAAGACCGCGCAAAACTTGCAGCCGAATTCAGGTACAGCAACTCTACAGCTGTAAACGATCTCGGCGCAGTGATGCAGATATCTTCATCGTCACACGAAGATAACCTTTCGTCCGATAGCGGCTCCATGGCTGCTATTGATAGCTTCCTGGCAAGCGACGGACATGTGACGGGCGCGAACGTTTACGCTAAGATACAAGGGACGGATCCGCAGCGAGAAATTCACTTGCTGTTAAACGGCGATATAAATGAGTTCGCTATTCCAGTTGCATGCTCCCCAGGAGAATATTCATATGTACGCGGAAAAGTTATCTCCCTTAATAAGTAAGTTTCCGCAGGATGCAGAAGCCTTACGCAGAATGGAGAGGTTCCTGGGAGATTTTGAATCCCGGAGAGCCACTGACTTGCCGTTGATGAGACTTAATCCGTCAAGAATGTTCGATATCTTGCAAGCGGGAAGTAGTGCCCGCTTGTCTAGAATAATCTCAATATTAATAGACGGTCAGGTTTTTCGCCGCCAAGTAATTGTGCGGTGTTCATCCGGAAGCGGCATAACCTTTTCCAATTACTCTGAGCTCCCGTCCATAGTCCGCGACCCTATTCAAGATATCGAAGTAGATGTCACCGAAGATAACATAGAGCCTTCTTACCTGTTGGTGATCAATGAAACCGACTGAAGTTTTTAAACTCTTCGATAACACTTGGAACAACAGCCTGCCAGACAAAAGACTCCAACAGATTCAGACCGTCAGAAGTCAAGTACCTCCCGAATACAGAGAGTTTTTTGACAGCATGCTGGACGCAAAGCTGGCAGGAGTGCAAGACAATCCACTAGCGACTGTTGTTTTTCTAATCCATGGAATCCAAACAGATGGAGCTTGGCACAACTTGGTGGAGAAACAGCTGGGCACTCTCCCTCATACAAACGTGCACGGCCTTGGTTACAATTTTGTATCGGCGCTGCAACTGGCTTCGCCGATACGCTCTACTCCTATTAATAAGATCACTCAAGACATTCGAGACGCGAAGTCAATGGAGCCAAATGCGCAGTTCATGGTGATCGCACACAGCTTCGGCAGTTATATTCTAAGTCGCATTTTATCTAAATCTTCAGATATAAGCTTTTCGAGGATTATTCTTTGCGGATGCATCATTCCGACTACCTATCCTTGGGGCCTCTATACCAAAAATATGCAGAAAAAGTCCATATTAAACGACGTAGGCACTCGGGATATCTATCCTGTAGTGGCTACCTGCACGAGCTTTGGATATGGTAGTTCTGGCCGTAAGGGCTTCCAAGTACCGCTAATTAAAGACCGATACTTTGATTACGGACACAGTGACTTTTTTGAGCCGAAAAACGACCATATAGAACGCTACTGGAAACCGTTTGTTGCGACAGGCGAAATCGTAGAAAGTGAGTGGGATCATAACAGAACAAAGTTAAGCATTAAGACCAATATGGCTGCACACCCATGGATTGGACGCCCACTATTTTTTCTATCGTTCTTCGCGACCGTAGCTCTTATTTGTTTCGGAATCTGGAAAGCTATCAACGGCATAGGATGGATCTGACACAAGCTCTATCAAATAAAGAACCTTATTATCGAATTTTAGATTTTTCAATTCAAAAGCCCGCACATGGCGGGCTGTAGTTGGAATTTGTAGTTTAGATATCAGACGTTACCTACCAGTGTCAAAGTCTCGCTAGACGCATCTTGGCAAAGGCCTTGAGGTTCGTGTAGAGCGCCGCGTCCTGGGTCACATCCTTGCTAAACAGTGCTACTAGGTCGACCTCACCTGCAAAGGGGTAAAGGCCAGACGACCCCAGTAGGAAGTCCAGAACAGACGTAGAGGTCACTGCCGTGGCGCTGGTTGCTGATCCCGCGAACATGTTGGTCGCTCGGGTCAGCGTGCCGTCATACGACGCGATGAAGGCCACCGGACTCGCGGCATCCAGCACCGGGGTGTTTGGCAGCGCTGCGCCGCGCACGTTGCGCATCAGAGGGCTTGCGCCTGTCAGGCTCTCCACCCGGATGTTACCCCCGCCCGCTCCCACTGGCGCGCCGGCAATGGCCATCTGTGCGGCATAGCTGTTCGGCTTGGCGATCACGACGATGCTGTATGGCAGGATGCCGTTGATCTTCGCGCCGACGCCCGCGATGTAGCTGGTACCCGACGGCACCAGGGCAACCGTCCCGCCCTTTGCTTTAGAAACCAAAGTAGCCTTGGTTGCTCCCGCATTGAATGAAAGCAGTGGGCCGTTATCATTCCATGACTCTACCGACAGAATACCGTTCTGCGCGTCCAGATTCAGAAACTCGGGAACGTCAAAGCGCCAGATCCCTTGGCAGGATTCATGAGTTGCCAATAATGACTTGTAATCCTTGATCACAGTCAGTGCATCGTTGTCGAAATCGGCACCTTTGATATGAAGCATTGTTGTTTGCAGCATGATTAATACCTTAGAAAAGTGAGCAGATAAGTTTGCCGTAGAGTTCTACTTCTCTATAGCCGGGATGGTTGACCATGTTGGTAGAACAAAGGGTTTTAGGCGCAATGCCGAGATAGCCAATATTAACATCATCGGCCACATCGGCATAAGGTACATATGCAGCCCCGACATCTAAAGCAACACGTCGCAGCATACGATTGGTATAACGCCACCCATTAATGTTTTCGGACATGTAACTACGGCGCGGAACTCCCAAGATAATAATCTCAGCCCCACCCGCAATGAGTTGTTCCGCAATACTGCGCATGTTTGCATAGGTAGTAGCGCTACCCAGTTCATTCATGCCGAAGCCAAGGATGGCCAAGTCCGGTTTACTTGCCAGCAGCGGATTAATACGTGCAGGCCATAGACCGTTGTTTTCGGTAGCTGCCGAGGTGGTGCCACCAATACCCCAGTTGTCATAGGTGATGGTCACGCCGAACCGGCTCTCCAGGTAAGCCTTCAACGTCCAGATGCTGCCGGTCTTCACATGACGCAGACCCGCACCGTCGCCCAGGTCAAAGAGGCCTGCGAGCACACGGGTGTCGTACGGATACAGCGTTCCGTAGTGCTCAGTGCGATCACGGTACGGGCCATTGGCGGTGGCAAGAGCTGGAACAGTGCCATTGCCCTGGGCAGTGATCGAATCACCGTAGCCTGCCATGCGGATCGTCGCGCCCCGGGTTAGCTTGCCCATAACTTTGGACAAGCATCGTTGAGCGTGCTGACGAATGGCTGGGAAGCCTGCGGAGTGGAGCCGTCCCGGATACCCTTCCAACCAGGCACTGGCGTCAATGAGCGTTACCGTCTCACCGTAGACATAGACGTGGTAAAGAGGAATGCACCCGTTTGTTGGCTTGGCTCGATAGAAGTTCTCATGAGCATCGAGGCTGCGCTCGACACCCTTGATGACTTCCAGCGCCAAAGTCTCGGTGTTCAGCTGGATCAGGTCGTAACGCTCTTTTTTATAGTCGTAGACCACGGAAACCGGCGTAGATACAGCCGTGGATACCAACCCGGTCAGCGTACTGTTCGTGCCATCTGCTGAAAGTGCGTAGTCAACGCCCAAGGTCAGCAGTACGGAATCGGCGATGCGCGTCACCTTGGTATTGAAGGCGTGCTTGACTCGGCGATAGCTGTCGTCAGCGGCTTGGCCGTCAGTCACGTGCAGAATCGCGTTGTACGGAAGATTCCCCGTGAACGCTACGCCCGCCACCGAAGCCGTGGCATCAATGGTCACCGAACCGGAAATGGGGAATGACGCGCCCTCTTTACGCAATTCGCCACCGATCGTGACGACACGGCCGGCAACGGTTGCCTTGGGATATGCCTCGTCATAGATACCGATATCCCTTGGCAGACCCACTGCCTCCAAAACGTCCAGGCGCGCCTTGATCGGGCCCAACGCAATGGGCACTGCGTAGCTTTCGCCCGTAACCGGGTCATACCCATCGACGATCCTGAAAGAGCTGTCACGGACTGGTTTCCAGATCTGGGGAAACCAGTCGTGATAGTTGCGTGTTTCCTGCTCAAGGCTCCCAATGTGTACGTCGCCCTTCCTGTCGAACGTGATCGGCGCTTTCCCGCCTACGCCTACCAGGGCACCGATCATTTCTTCGCTGACATCGTTCGCCACTGTAATTACTGCAGGCTGATCGTTGAGCTGAAGCCAGCTGCCCGCGCCGCTCGCCCCGACCTTCTCGTACCAGCCGTTGTTTTCCAGAATCGGGTCGTTGGTCACCATGGCGCGGACTTCGTCATCGGCAGACACGTCCTGCAGCATCAGTGCGAGGGTTTTAAACGATTTGACGGATCCTGCGATCGCTTTGGCGCTGGGATAGCGCTTTACTTCTACTGCGGTGCCGGCGGTATTTTTGTAGAGGATGACAAACTCGTTGACGTCGTCGCTGGCCACGCTGAAAAACTCACCGTCGACAGTTTTTGCCAGCCCGTCTTCAATCGAGCTGGCATTGCCACGCGACAACAGCGAAGCATCGAGCGCCGCTTCTGCCCGATGGGCGTAACCCTGCGCGGCTGCCAAATCGTCATCGACGTCATTGAATTGCAGGTGAATACGGAAGTCGCGGGTATCGGTAACCACCCGCACGTCATACAAACCATTTGCTGCAGCGAACTGGACCAGGCCGTTCTCGTCCGATTTGAACGGGTTGGTTAACGTGCCCCCCGTTACGCTGACCACACTGGTCAACAGATTTTCGGTACCGCGCCCGTACACGTAGCACGTCGCACCAGGCAATTTGTTGCCTTGGTCATCCTGGACAAAGAAGTTCTTGAGTTCCAAATCATGCTCCAGTAATGGGCTTCAATTGCCCAGAAAGTAGTAAGCCGGTACCGGCGTGTTCGGCGAAGCTCGCCGCGTTGGAAGGCACCGGGCTGGAGCCATGCATATGGCCCGCGATATCGGTGTTGGTCTGGATGACCAGGTCAATCAGGTCGCAGAGCACCTGCAGCACGTTTACGCTCTCGGAACCGAGCCAGGTCTTGGAAGCAATGCTCTGGCGCGCGCCCTTGACTCGTTCGAGCAGATCTCCCCCTATCGCGCTGTTCGAATCACGGGCAACGGCCTCGTTCTTGTCACGACCGGTGGCCAGGTGCAGGTCATCGATCGCCGCCAGGCTGGCGGATCCGCCTGACAGCAACTTGAGCGCGCCCAGGGCCTCGATCTTCTTGATGCCGCCGACGGTTTCCGTTGAGTGGTCGTCGACCTCCACCGTGTTGGTCTGGTGCTTTTCGGCGTTGTTGAGGCTGCTGATCTCGCGATCAATGGAATCGTCCTTGATCCGCCCATCTGTCTGGCGCAGCCAGTTGCCGTCGGCGTCCACGCGCTGCTGGGCGACTTCGCTGTGCTGCCACACCTGGTCACCCTTGGGCACCTTGGGCAGGCTCAGACCGTGCGGAAGGATGGTTTGGATGAAGGGCTTGCTGGGCATGCCATAGGCAAACGACACCACCACCGTTGTGCCCTCGTCCGGGAAGGCAAAGAACCCCATCTCATCACCCCCCATCGGCATGGGCAGTGGCACGCCAGCCAAAATCGGCAGGCTGCTGTCAGGCTCGCCATCGGGCCCTAGGACCTCCACGTCTACCGCGAAACGCGGGCGAAAGTCGTCACAGATCCCGGCGCCGGCGGGCGCGTCTGCGATACCGGTTACCCGGCCAAAACGTGGCAGGTGGTAGCCCCCAGTCAGTTCCGGGAACTGACGCTCTACGCTGCGGCGGATTACTTCTTCCATTGGATCGCCATTTGGGTGCCGGCCAGACTCACTTTCGTGATCCGCTCGCCGCTGTTGATGGTTGCACCAGGTCGCAGCCCCGGCAGAGCTGCCACCACGGCGCTCTGATTGCCCTGGTAATCGTCAAAAAGCTCGGTGGGGAGCTGCAACGCTGGGCGCGAACCAAAGAAACTGTCGGCCCAACTGCCCACGAACACTTCACCGTTGCCCTGCTGCTGCCAGATGTAATCGGGAATGCTGAACACCTTGGCCAGGCTGTCCATGGCCTGGAAGCCGGCAGCCAGGCTGTAAAAGAACGGTGCTTTTACTTTGGCGTACGCCTGGTCAGGAACCAGAAACGCAAGGCCGGTTTTCTGATGGATCTCGCCCAGGACGGTGCGCAGATCCGCATGCCGCAAATTCAGGGGCAATGGGGCGGACAGGATCGAAGCCAGCTCACGGCAGAACAGCACCTGCTCAACGGCGTTCGAGGGCGTGCAGCGCTCCACGTAGCCGATAAAGTGGCGCTGCAGCGTGCTGTCGTTGTAGCCGATGTCCAGCGTGACCAGCCCTGATACGGGTACCGCTGACTGGATCGTAAGCAGTGCCCGCCCCGGGGTGCGGATCTCGAGCCGCACATCGTCCTTCACCAGGGGGTAAACCGTGCCCGCGATCGTCAGCACCTTGTTGAGTTTCATGCTCATGCGTCGGCCCCCAGGTAATCGTCTACCCGTTTCAACACCGCCTCGAAGCCGCTGAGTTCGGAACCACCACCCGTGGCACCTGCACCGGTACCGCCACTGGTGCCGCCGACCGATACGCCGGTACCGGCCTGCTGATTCACCGCTTTGGCGGCGCGCCGGCTTTCCACCCGCTCAGGGTTTGAGAGCTTCTCGGTCAGGGTGAACTGGATCCGCCAGCCGCTAAGCGTGTCGTCTTCGCGGGCACTTACGCCGTCGGAGAACTGCACCTGGCGAATACCAAATGCAGCGGCGGTATCGCTGACTACCCGGTAGGTTTTGAGCTGGCCACCCGCTTCGGTGGCTTCCGCCAGGCTCATCAGCGATCGGAGCTGGCTCTCGTCGACGTAGCGAATAAGCAGCGTGACCGCCAAAGTCTTGGGCTTGAATCCCTTGTGCGCCTTCTCGGTGTTGCTGGTCTGCCCCGACAGATCCTCGCTTTCAATGCGCAGATTCGCCGTGACCTTGAGCCCCTTGCCGCGTACCTCCTGACCATCGAGCAAAAGTGTCATAGGCCGACCAGCTCCCGAACGAAAGCGAGGCCTGGCAGCGAGCCCACCAGCATGACGCCGGCAGACAACGGCCACTCGTGCCCAGGGGTCTCACCAGCAAGTAACTGCTGGCGCAGCTCGGCCGCATTGCCCGGACCGATCAGACGCGCGCGCATGGTGCTGCTCGCCGAACTGCCAGCCAGTTGCGCTTTCAGATCCGTCAGGGTCTGCAACATGCCCTTGGCCTGCGCCGCTTTGCGGGTGGCCAGCGCGGACAGGTCGCCCAGCGGCGTGCTGTCGGCATAGCTCTCTAGGGCAGCGAGTTGACCGGACATGGCCTGGCCCGCGACCTTGGTGATGGTGCATCGATCCAGAGGCAGCTTGTCCCACAACGGCAGCATGCCGGCTGTTGGCAACTCCCACTTGTCCGCTTCCAGGGCGAATAACTGCCTGGCGCGTCGTTCGGCTCGTTGCAAGTCCTTCATTGGCAGCAAGGCGTTAAACGCTGCCAAGGTGCCGGCCATCTGGTCGTACTGGGTCGCAAGAAACATAAGCACCAGGGCGTGCTGGGAATCACCCGGGCGCTTGTCATCGCTGCTGTCCTGGAGCTTGTCCGCCATGTGCTGCAGCAGGTTGGGGGCGGATAGGTAACGCTGATAGCCAACGCCCTGACCGACACCACTCTGGAACGGCGTCACGACCAGGCAGAGCGGCGGCTCGCCCAGCGCACCAGCCAATGCCGCACGACCAGCCGCGACGGCCTGCAGCGCGGCTGCGCCGACTGGCCCGGGCGACGTGGTGGCCAGCGTGGCAAGCGCCGCAACCCGCTCACCGGTGCTGGCCAGCTCCAGCCCTGCAAGACCTTGGGCGTTGCCTAGATCGGACAGCCACTGGGTCGCCTGGTCGGGCCAGCGCATCTGTACGGGTGACCAGGTCATGGATTCAGTTCCACGAGCTGCCAGGCCTGGCCGTCCCACTGGGCGAACTTGCCCGCAGTGATGCGGGGTGGTGCCTGAGTAACGCAGCCACTCGGGATGAGCCATACATCGGTTTCGAGGGGGGATCGATCTGCGACGGTCTTACCCACGTAGCGGCCTTGATCGTCGAGCTGGTAAACGGTCTTGGTATCCATGCTGTCCCCTTTCAATACTTAATGCAGGCGAGTAAGGCGATGTTGCGAGGGCGAGCCTCGGTGCCGCCGGACGGTGCGATTTCAATGGTGTGGTCGTGTTCGCCGTCTTCCTGGGTAGTGGCCACGCCTTCGCCGTAATACGGTTCGTCACCCCACAGGGCGTTACCGTCACCACCTGGGCCTCGGTCGAGTTTTAAATTCAGGACGTGCGAGTGCCTGCCTGAACGGCTGACAGTCCCGGTGTGCCCGTGCTTGAGGTTCTGACTAAGCTGAGAGCTGCCCATATTTCGGCCTGAATCGATGCCTCGACCGTTATCCCAGCCCCGAATGAACTCGCCTCGAAGGTCCGGGAGGGAAAAGGTCGTGGTGCCGTCACCGACGCCGTGCGCTGTGCCAATGCGCTCGAACAAGGCCGCGTAAGTAGTCCGCGATACCACAGCCCCGTTTGCACGCAACCAGCCGGTCGGCGGGACCGTCATGGGGAACATGCCGACCATGCCTGTCAGGTTGCCATTGAGGCTGCTCATGAGTTCGAACAGAGCCTTGGTGGTGGCCAGAATGTCGCTGCTGTTGGTTAATGGGTCGTCGCTCTTGGCGTTGGGTAACTGATCGAGGCCAACGTCATCCTTGGTCGTTGCCCGGGCGCGCAGCTGTTCGTAGTCACCATCACGCGCGGCAAAATGCTCAACCAGGGCTTTGGTGATCGGCTGAACAGCTCGCAGGTCGGTGATGCCACCTGTTGCCGTCAAGCTAGCCAGCGGCACCACGTAATGCTGATTGCCGTTGGCGTCTTTGTAGTCGGCTTTGGCCGCGCCAAAGACCACCGTCCACCCCGCAACCACGTCGCTGCCCACATGAGCCAGGTAGACATCGAGCCAGGCCTTGGCCGGAAGTGCTGGAAGCTGGACGAAGGTCGCGGCGTCCAATGCCACCCTGACGCCTTCGATGTAGGCATTGCCCGCCTTGAGCTGGTAAAGGCCCAAGTTGTTGCGCTCCAGCTGCAGACTGTTGCCAAAAAAACAGGCGCGGCCGTAGATGTCGCGGTTGCTCAAACGCTCGCGCTCATCGATGCCGTTCAAGCGGATCGTGAAATCGTGTTGCCAGGTGCTGGCGTCGACGACGAGGCCGGTCAGCGCCTGGGCCCCACTGAACTCCACAAGAAAGTTGCGAGTGATGTTGTTGCCGATCTGCAGCGGCGGGATGTTGCGTCGCTTCTGCTGCACGGGCACGTAAGCGATGGCGAGCAGTACGTTTTCCGCCGTCTCCAGCCCGATCCAGTTGAAGTCCCAGTCTCCGACATCAGAGCCGACCATCAGGCTGTAGATCACCTGACGCGGGCTGACGAACCCTTTGCGGTTCACATTGGCCGTGTAAACGATTTGATTGGCTGCAGGCTTGACGCCGGCCCGATCGACCGCTGCATTAACGTTCAGCCCCGGGACGTAGGCGAGCACAAACCGAGCAACGTCGAGTACCTGCTGAGCCGCCTGTTTCTGCGCAATGAGCGTCTCGCCGGCAAGGGTAATACTAGCTCCCATGGGGGCTCCTAAATGGGTCGTTCAAAAGGGTCATCAGCACCTGGTCATTGATCACCACCAGTTTGTTGGTGGCTTCGTCCAGGCTCGCGAACAGTGTTTGTTGGTCGTCGTTGAAATCTGCGATACGCAGGCCCAACACAACCGGGGTGATGGTCACAAAGTCATAGCGCCGGCAGGTGCGGCCGTACTGCTGCATGAGCACGCGCAACAGCACTGGGTTTTCGCTCAGCTGTGTGTCTGAGAGGTGCAGCAGAATGATGTCCCAGTCCAGGCCATCGACCCGCTCTTCCAGCTCGACATAACCCACGCCCAGACGCTCGAACACGCGGACCATGCCCGCAGTGCTGCCCGCATCCACCGCGTTGACAAAGGCGTATTTGACGCGAAGGCGATACAAGCGCTCAGGCTCGCCATGAAAGCGCTGGATATCGCGCTGCCAGGCGAGCAGATCGAGCACGGATACGTGGCAGGTTTCGGCGTCCAGCTGCAGCATCGGCCAGCGAACCCAGTCTTCGGCCTTGGTCCACCACGACTGGGCGGCAGCTTTCAATTTGGTCAGCTCGACGCCGTCGAGCCAGAAAGGCAGGCTCAACTTAAGCAAGGTTCACCTCGACATCCGTTAGCCGCGGGATGGTGAGCTCGGAAATGATGTCGTCGTTTTCGAAATGCAGCGACTCGATACCCGCGAACTGCTGGTGCAACTCTTCGCCGAGTCGGCTGAATGAGAACCGTGATTGGGGAAAGGTCAGGGTCGGCTGGTAGTCGCTTTCGGTGCTTTCGCGAAACGCGGCCCGGATATACAGCTCGACATCGTTTTTAAGCGCTGGCCAGCGTTCGGAGCCCACTTCGGCCTTGGGCCAGACGGTCAACTGCACCAGGTGCTGGGTTTCCAGCATCTGCATCACGACCAGGTCATCACCGTGGCCATGGTTGCCCTGGTCACGGATATACGAGTTGATTTCGGCCAGGTAGGTGTCGGCGGGCGAATTGGCCTCAAACAGTACGTAGGCATTTGCCGTGCCTGGGCCCCGGGGGGCGCCATGCTCGAAATACACCCCGTCAGCCTGTACGCCCGGGAAGGCGGCGATCATCGCGCGATACACCGCGTCGGTGTGCCACTGGTTCACCGCCGAGAACTGGTTGCGGGTGCGCAGGCGCAGGTCGTCGTTGCTCTCCACATCCGCCCCGGGCTGGCTCAACCAGCCCTCGGCATTGACCACCTGAATCACGCCCGGTACCGGTTCGGGCAGGATCGAAAAGTAACCCGGGGCCAGGTTGTATCCGCTACCGGCTTCACTAGCCACGGCCGGAACCAGCACTTGTGATTGACCGTCTACAAAGCTGGTGGCCACCGTCGTCACCAGGACATACACGTTGCCGTTGATGGCGATCGACTGGATCCTCGTTCCCGCCGGCACTTCCAGCACTCCGACCACGGCGCTGCGGGTAAACAGCAGCATGCCTTCGGCCTTGGTCGCGGCTTTGCGGGTGACGTTGACCTGCCAGGCCAGCATGTCCAGCCAGGCATCGACCGCCGTTTTCACGAAGAAATTAGGCAGCACCGTCAGCGCAATGAAGTCGATCAGCCACATCACCGGCTTGGTGACCAGTGCGGTCACCACACGCCAGAACGGCGACCACGAGCTGGTGTTGCTCAACTTGCTGCCCTGGGCGACTACTTCGGCCTCCCAGGCAGCACGGAGCTTGGCCTCGGTGGTCGGAACGCCGGCGTCGCTCAGCGCCTGCTTGAAATCAACATCACTCACAGGACTACCTCGACAGATCCAAACTCAACGGTTTTCGCAGTCACCAGGTACTGTCCTGGCTCCTGCTTTATGAAACGGGTGGTTCCCGGTACCAGGCGATCGTCGTTCTCGACGAGCAGCTCCAACTGCTGGATGCAATCGGCCTGGCGGTAGCGGTTGCGCTCGCCGACCAACGTCACCAGCAGCCCGCTTTCGCGGATCATGTGGGCGATGTCCTGGGCGATGCTGGCCCGGTCATCGATCGGCAGCGGCTGGTTTGAAGCATCCAGGGTCAGGTCGTTGTTGGTGATCAGCAGGTCGATATAGAGGCTCATGAACCCACCGCCATGCTCACCATGTTTTCCAGCTCAAGCGGCGACATCGGTTTGGCGGTGTGGATCTCCACCTTGTCGACTCGAATACCCTTGTCCTGGCTTTGGTTGGTGGTGTTCTGGATGCTGCGCATCAGCCCGCCCTGGGGCACGGCCGTCGGTCCCCTCGGAGAGATATTGGCGGCGCTGGCCGTCATGCTCTGGCGAGCCTGGTCGGCCTGCTCGGTCCGCGCCGGTGCCATGACCAGCGGCGGTACGATGGATAACGCCGGGCGCGCAGCCAACGGTCCCTGTGCAACCTGCAGCGCTCGATCCACGGCCGGAGTACTTGGCACCGGTGACTGACGGCTCGATGCCCCAGGAATCTCCGGCACGGCAGGCACCTCGCCAAACGTCGTGTCGATGTTGATGCCTGGGATCTTGTTCAGCAGCTCGATCAGGCCTTTCAAAGCCTTGCCGATCACAGCGAACGGGGAAATGTTGGTCAGCGACCAGATGAACGCATCCCAGATCGTGTTCGCCGACACCGTTACGCCAAGCATCTCGCCCAGCCAGTTCACGACCTGCATCCCAAAAGCGAACACCTGCTGCAGGCCAACCCACAGCACGTTGAGCAATGCGGTAAATACCCGGAACAGGAGGATGACGGGGGTGATCATCGTGACCAGCGCCTGGAACCAGGCGGTGTTGCCGAACGAGGCTTTCAGGCGATCCCAGTACAGGATCCCCAGGCCGACGCCGATCACCAGGGCGGCGATCGCGATGACGATCAAGGCGATCGGGCTGGCCAGCATCGACAGCATGCTGATGATGCTGCCAATCACCGTCAGTGCCCCGATCGCAATCACCAGGCCCAAAACACCCAGGGTGACAAAAGCAATCAGCCTGGTCAGGTTCGGAAACAGCTGCGTCCAGCGGGTCAGCGTGCTGGCGATGCCTACCAGCTTGTCCATGAGTGGCGTCAGCATGGGAATGAGCGCTTGGCCAAAGGCAATACGCAGCGACTGCACGGCTGCGCCGAACTGTTGCCACGGGTCCACCATGGCTTTAGCCATCCGCTCGGCCGTTTCCAGCCCGCGCACTTTGCCCAACTCATCCAACCCGTTCTTGAAGCGTTCGGTGTCCTTGGCTAGGGCATCGATCACCCGGGCACCTTCGCCGCCAAACGCCTCGGTTAACTTGGTGCCGGCAGCAGCGCTCGTCAGATCGCCGAACTTGCCTTCCAGCTTAGCCAGAATGTCGGCCATGGGCATCAGTTGCCCGTTTTGCTGGGTGAACTTCATCCCGAGCTTCTCGGACGCCGCGCCGATGTTCTCGAAAAACGACTTGTACAGGCCGCCGGCATCGCCGCCTTCCATGGTGCTGCTCAGCGTGCCGATGACCGCGAACTGCTCGGCGATATCAACGCCAGCGGTGTTCGCGATCTGGCCCACTTCCTTGAACGCATCCTTGAGCTGCGCGCCGTCGGTACGGAACAGCTTGGCTGCCAGCGCCGTCTGACCGCCCAGTTTCTCGACCCACTGGCTTTTACCCATGGCATCGGCGGAGGTCTTGAACAGGTTGTACATGGTGCCCACGTAGGCGCTCATGGTTTCGCCGTCGGACTTGGTCGCCTTGGCCAGCAGGTTGCTGGTGTTGGTGAACGTCGCTAGCTGGTCGCCGGTCAGGCCTTTGATTGCTCCGGAAATGCTGTAGGCCGATGCTACGAAGTCACGGGCGTTCTCGCCGTAGTTAACCGAGAACTCCAGCGATTTCGCGTTCAGGGCTGACAATGCATCTTCGGCCACACCCAGAGAGCGAACGTCGCCCAGGGCGCGGTTCATTTCCAGCGCGGGTTCCAGCGATTCGGAGATGGCTACGCCCGCACCCACCATGCCAGCCAGGCCGGTGCCCATCTGCATGATGCTCTTCTGGCCTTGTGTGGCCAGGTCGGTGAAGCTGGTTTTTACCTTACCCAGGGGGGCGCTGACCTTGTCGGTCAGACTGAGGATGAAAGCCAGGCGTGCGGAGCGGTCAGCCATAAAATCCTATCCGTTAAATGCGTGGGCAATGCCGTTGGCAACGGCAATTTCCATACGTCGCCAGTGCTCGTCCTCGAGCCACTTGGCCACCCCCATGTTCTCGATGGTGGGTTCGGTACCAGGCAGCCAGCGATTGGTCAGGGCCAGCAGCTGGCCTAGCCCGTCGTCGGTCAGGCGCTCAGCGTGTCCGAGGACTTTTTTACGATGACGTCGATATCTGGCGAGTACTCCTCGAGCAAGGCACCGACCAGCTCCATCACCGTCACCGGGTTAGCCAGGAACGGTTTCAACTCGGCGCGCTGCGCCTGGTCGATCGTGTTAACCAAAAAGTTGTTGGCCGGCGCGACCTTGTTGTTCTGGTTCGTCGAGTTGAAGTACTTGGTGACGTCCGCAGGGGTCAGGCGAAAGGTGAATTCCTTGTTTGCGAATTCCAGGGTGATGTCGCGGTTTACTTCGCTCATTGGGGCTCTTCCGTTGGTGTAATGGATGAAGCGGCCGCCGGGGTTCGTTGAACTACCAGGCGTATGTGGTCCTGCAGGCCGAGGATCATTTGCTTGCTTAGGGCGAGCTGGTCTCGGAGGGTGAAATAATCTTGTCGAGCGTCTGCTGCGAGTTCGGCGGTGCCTGCATCAGCCACGCCGGCGGCGCTGGAATTGGCGGGCACACCCGGGATGGAGCAGGTGGCGCGGATGCGCAGCCGCTTAAGGCCAGCGTCAACATCGCCACGCAGAGCGTCGTTTTGTTTGCGTTCATCGTTCAGTTCCTGGGTACGTTGCAGGTCAATGGCGTCGCGGACCGCCAGCATCTCGCCGCTGATCACTGCGGCTTCGCGCAGGCCATCGCGCTCTTCCACGGCGATGCCCAGATCCCGACGCGCTGCGTCACGCTCGTCGGCGACGTAGTCGAACAGGATGTATGCGCCCAGGCTGGCCAGCAGCGCGAACAGGGCAAGGCGCAGTGGGGAAATGATCACTTGGCGCACACTCCCGCTTCTGCCAGGCGACGGTTGTGCAGTCCCTGGACAAAGGTTTTTTGCCCGCGACTGTTGGTCACAAAAGCCCAAACCGGACGGCCATCGGCCCCCCATGCCAGTGCCCTGCAGCCGTCAGCAATGCGTCCGGCGTTGATCAGCACCACGGCGCGACTGGCGCAGGTCGCGGCCACACCGAAGTTGTGGGCATGACTGGTCAGCGCGTCGAAGGTGTTCTGGCCGATCCGCTGGTTGGTCAGGCACTTGGCCAGGGCCAGCTGGGTTGTTTCGATCACCAGATGTTCAACTTCGGCGCAACGCTCGTCTGACCAGGTGTCACCCACGACCACCGGATACGGGCTGGTATAGCGGGTAATGCCCTTGCAAACGGTCGGCAGGCCTCGGGCCAACTTGTCGGCGTACACCACGTTCTGGCCATTGCCCTCCCAGGTGCCCAGGAAGAGCGTCAGCGAACTTCCCGCCAGTGCGATCAGGCCGGCGGCAATCTTGCCGCGCAGGCTCATGGGAACCACACCCGCAACACGGCTGGGACTGCCATCTGGAGCACCGCGCCGACCAGCATGAGGACGGTGAACAGCTTGCCGACCTTTTGCCCGATATCGGTGACGGCCTCAGTCAGCTTGCCCAGACCGGTGTTGACTGCCTGCAGCTGTCCCGCCATGTGCTCGAACTGCTGCTCGAGCTTGGTGACACGGATCGGCACTGAGTCGTGACGCTTTTCCATGGAGGACAGGCGGTATTCAATCAGCATGACTTCACGCTCGATTCTGCCCACGCGGCTGGTATCGGCCCCTGGGTCGTCTGAAAGCTGCTGCAGGAGGCTGGACATCAGCGTTTTCCTTGCTCGTGGGTGGACTGACACGGCACGCAGCGCAGGATCCCGCCCAGCGCCTGACGCGCCGGGGGAATGGGCTGTTCACAGCAGAGGCAAAGGGACCGGCTCTCACCTGCAGGGCGAGGCTTGGCGAGCTGGGCGGCAATAGCTAGGTCGCGCTCGCGCTGCTCTTGCGCCTGGGCACGATCGAACCAGTCCACCATCAGCTCAGGCCTTCGATTTCAGTGGCGTCCAGGTACGGAACGCCGTTGATTTTCACGAAGTCGGGACTGGTGACATCGAACGGGATCTTGTGCTTGTTCTTCTCCGCGCCCTTGGGATCGATGCTCAGCAGGCTGGACAGGCGCAACTTGCAGGCGAAGGCCTCAATGCGCAGCTCTTCGTCCCCCGCCTTGGCAAAAAACACGATGTCGAACGGAGTCAACGCCCGGAAACTGCCGGCAGACTTGGCCGACTCGATCAGCAGGTTGAAGTTGGTGGTGTCCAGCTCGATCTCACCCGCCGCCGACACATCGCCATCGACGTGCCCGTCAGGCACGCCCTTGGTTTGCGCCACGGCGGTGTTGTCGGTGATGTCTAGGGTGCAGCTCTCCACGTGAACCTTGAGGTCGCCCAGGTTCACGTCGAAGTTCTTGCCGCCAATTTTTGCTGACATGTATTACTCCGAAGCGTCGACCGAAAGATCCAGCGCGATGTTCGCGGTCAGGTCTTTCGGGCAGTTGAGGGGGCGCAGCTTGAGGTAGGCCACGACGGCGGTTTTGCTCATCCAGGTGAGGACGATGTCGCCGTCCTTTGGCTGCTCGATATCGCCCGGGAACACCTGGCCACCAAAGGTGGTGGACTTGGCCATGGCGCGCAGTGGAGCCATCAGGGCGTTCACGGCCACGGCCATGCTGTTGGGGCTGTTGTTCAGCAACCGGTCGGCGACGCGGCGAATCAGTAGCGGGCGGATCTGGCGAGCGGCCTTATCGACGGTGCGCAGGTACTCGATCACCTGGAAGTCGCTGCCTGGCGCATCGAGCATGTTGCCGTCACCCCAGAACACGCCCGGATAGTCCGGATATGTCTGGCTGACCGAGAAACGGGCTGCGTCCAGAGCGCTGCGTGTGGCTGACTGCAGTGGAATGCCGTCCTTGTCGACCGGCACAGTGCCCAAGCCCAGCAACGAGCCAGTGGCCACGCGCATCGGACTGTCCGCGATACTCACTGCAGCGTTGGCCAGGCGACCGGCCAAAACACCCAGGTCATTGCCGTGCAACTGGGGAACGACCAGGACACGCGGCGCGGCGAGGTTGAGGGTGATGGCCTGCTGTTCAGCCAGGTATTCAGACCAGCTCTGCAGCGCCTGAATACCGGCCGTTGCCGCCATCACAAACACGCGACGCCCATAGATATTGCTCAGCTCGGTGGCGGCGTCGTGCATGTCCGACAGCTCGTCAGCGGTGGCCACCGGTGCGGTGATCACCACAGCTTCAACCGAGTGGCCGAGCTGCTGGGCCTTCTCCAGCGCGACATACCAGTCGCCATCGGCAGCGATCGGAGCTGCCAGACAGGCCCAGCGATCGCCACCGTTCAACCGTGCGGCCGTGATCTGGGTTTTCAGGTCGCTGGCCGGTACGCCCAGCTGCACATCCAGATCACTGTCAGTGTTCAGGGGAAGAATGGAACCGATGCTTTTGGCACCGGGACCGATGAAGAGGAAATAGCGTTCAACCGCCGTCACAGCGCCTTGGCCGAGATTGAGATTGTTAACGCTGACTTTGCCGAGTGCCATGCAGTGCCTCGCTAGCGGGGTGAATTAAGGATTTGTTGCAGCACCAGGTTCACCAGCGCGCTGGTTTCTGATTCCGTGCCAGGGCCGAGGAACTGACGTTTTGGCAGGGTGATGTCCCAGCTTTGCGCACCAGATGACTCGGATTGTTCGTCGTCCAGGATGCGGATCAGCAGACCCGCCTTGGCGTAGTTCACGTGCTCTTTAATCCACGCCACGGATGGGCGTGTCAGGGTCTTTTTGCCTGCCTGACGGGTCTTGAAACCCAGCCGGCGCAAGCGCTTGGCCTGCTTTTCGGTCGCAGCCAGGCCGACCGGAACCCGGTTCCACTGGCGCATCTGGGCGGCGGTTCGGCGCTCGGAAACACCGTTGTGCTGCTGCGAAGCCACCCAACGGGTCAATGCGTTACGCCAGCCCAGTTCGGCCTCGTTGGCACTCAGGCGGGTCACGTCGAGCAATTTGCCCAGGCCGGATTCCATTTTTTTCTTGCCCTTGGACGACGCTTTGCGCGGGGCGAAGGGTGTTCCGTCCAGGTTCTGCTGGGTGCTGACGCGCTTGCGACTGATACTGCGCACCCGCTTGCTCACGTTGTTCAGCAGACGCCGGCGCAACTTGGGCGGCAGCTCGAGCAGGGCCACCAGCTGTTCAGCGTCAGCCAGGCCGCGAATGTCCAGGTCGAAGTTGTTACGCGCCATTGGCCACCTCGCCCGTTTCCGCAACCCACAGTTCGAACGGCACAAATGACCAGGTCTTTTTGAACGCGGTGATTTCGCCGGCGGGATCTTCGGCAAGGTATTGCGGCTCGGAGAACTGCAGCTTGATATCGACGTCGGCCAGGTCGTCATCGAGCATGGTGATGTCGAACACGGTGGCCGGCAGGCCGTCGCGGTCCTCGTCGTGGGTCTCCAGCCAACTGCCGACCAAGGCCATCAGACGACCGGGGTGATCGGCAAAACGCTCCAGCACGATTGTGGCGCTGTAGTTCATATCGCCCATGTGCATGCCGTCGACGTCGTCTTTCCAGATCAATTCCAGCTGCACCTGGTCCGTCCAGCTGTCGAGCTGTTCGGGGGTCACCAGCTGGCGTTCGATTAGGTAGGCCGTCAAAGCCTGCAGCTTGATCAAAGGAGCACCGCCGTCATGCGGCCACGGCCCTGCAGCGAACGAACAGAGGCCTGGCTGAAAGCCAGAAAGGTCTCCGACCGTTCCGGCAGTTCCTTGCCGGTGTTCTCGGCGCTCTCGCGGCGGGTCACGGTGGCGAACTGGGTCAGCAGGCTGGCTTTGGCACGGCAATACACGGCGCGCTTGTACGTCGCTGCTTGAAATGTACGTTCCGGCAGCACCATAGGGTCAGCCGTTTCCAGGCTGACGACGCCAGAGGACTGCCAGCGGGCTTTCATCCTGGCCAGATCGGTGTTCACCTCGACCATGGCCATCGATAAATCAGCGGCCAGCATCTCGCCCAGGTATTCCGCAGGAAGGCGATAGGCCTTCTGGAACTCAATCACGGAGAGGTCCGGCCAAAAGCCGTCGTTCCCGATGATCTGTTCCACGAATGTGGTGGGTTTACCTGAAAAGCTCATTGCTGGGCGCTCGAATAGGAGCGGGGAAGCTGTTGGCGGTGGGTCGACGGCCATAAATGGCTGACTCACTTCCACAGTTCCCCGCTGGGGGGGGTAGCCGGGTTATTCGGTTGGTTTGTCTGCTGCTGCGGCTTCGGCTTTTTTCAAGGCCTTGCGCGCAGCGTCCAGGCGTGTCCCTACGCCAATTTCCGGGTAGAGCACGACCGCACGTTCAAAGTGAGCAATTGCCTGGGGCCATTCCTCCAGATCGAGCGACACAAGGCCCAGCAACTTGTGGAAGCGAGCCGGGATGCGCTCGAACAGCTGCCACTCGCCATCTGCCAAGGGGAGCAGGTCGGAGACGTACGGCTCGAAGCTGCGGCCGGCCTTGTATTCGGCTTCGGCCCAGTCGATCACCTCGTCAGCGACAAACGTCTGCACGTTGCGCTTGAAGCGCTCCGGCAGTTCTTGCCCCTGCAGCATGGCCACGTTGGCCAGCTCCATGCCGGCAGTGAACTGCTGGGTATCGAACAGCCAGACCAGGACCTGCATCATTACCGGGTTCGGGAAAATCAATTCCGAATCAAGGTAGCGCTGCACGTACTCCTGATATTTGGGCAGCAGCTCGTCACGCTTGAGCTGCTGACGCAGTTCGCGGCTGTCGATCGCGCTGATACGCTCCAGGTCGATCTTCATCGCATCGACCATCAGCATCAGGTGCTTTTTGGCGTTGGCTGGGCTGTTGAGTGCGTTGGCGGCCGAGTAAACGACCGCAGCGGCACTGGCACCGTTGGCCGCAGGCCCTTGGGCAATCAAGCGGCGCTTATGCGCCAGTGCCAGGCTCACGCGGTCACCAGTTCGACGTTTTCGATCATCGCGAACTTCTCGAGCTGCTCGATCACATAGCCTTCGTTACGGCTGTTGAAATCTTCAACGCGGGAGCGTTTCGGGTTATCGATGGTCTGCTTGCGCCAGCTCGAGTCCTGGAAGTACAGCGACAGGTTGTCGAAGCTGGTCACCACGACTGTGTTGACCGGGAAGAACGGCACGCTGTGGCTCGGCAGACCGCCGTAGGTGGCGATCACCTGGGCGTCTTCGATGCGTTCCTTCTCGGTAGGCGCATCGCCTTGTTTGGCGTACAGCTTGGCCTTATCGGCCGCCAGCAGGTCGGTACCGATGATCGCAATCAGATCACCGCCGTCACGCAAGCGTTCGTCGACCAGCTGCTTGGCGTCATGCACCAGGGCGTCAAGGTTGGCGTAGTCGCCGCCCGCGCCAAGGGTCACTTTTCCGTCTACTGCGCCTTCACTGAGCACCTGTTCCGGGATCTGTTCACGGGCGATCTGCAGCCAGCCCTTGTTCACGTCCTGCAGCATCGGATACGTGGCGATGTTGGTCTGCGGGGCCACGTGGGTGCCATGGAAGCCCACCATGATGCGATCGAGCGCAATCTGTTTCTGCACGGCAGCGGAGTAGCGCTGGTGGAAGTCGGGAAACTTCGCCCAGGCGTCGATCTTCGCGTACGGCAGGCCCACATCGGATTCGGTAGACGACAGCTCGTAGGTGCTGTCATCCAGCGCCGACGCATCCTTGGCCACGCGATCGGTGGTGCTGGTGTTGGTGCGGCTGGTGACCGGGCCGGAAACGCCCAGGAAAACCTTCTGACCTTTGATTTCCGACACGCCGATGACGTTGATGCGCTGCAGAAAGTCCGATTTGGCGGTGATCGCCTCGTTCAGCTCCTGGGCGATCGTCGGATCAACGCTGAACATGCGTCGAGACAGGTCGACGCCGTAGCTCTCGGCAATTGCTACCTGCAGCGCGGCGTACATCTTCGCGCCATGGTTGCTTAGGGAATACGCCATGTCAGAGCACCCGCTTCTTGATGATGTCGGTCGCGCCAGTCACGGGCGGGATAACACGGCCTTGGGGAGTGTTCAGCAGTTCGCTGAACTGTTGCTCGATGCGGGCCAGGCCAGCGGCGAGTACTTCGTTGCCGGCCACACTTTTGCGTCGGAACTCTCGATCCTTCTCAACAGTGGTGACAATGTCGTCGACGGCGGTCTGCACGTCGGCGATCGGCTCGGGCTCTGGTTCAGGCGCATCCACAGCGACCGGTTCGATCACTGTTTGAATGCCGGCACAAATGACCAGCAATTGCGCCAGCAGGGCTTTCAACGCCGTGGCTGTAGCTTCATCCATTGGGGGTTTGCTCTCGGTGGGGGGGGTCGTGGGGGTGTCAGACGGCTGGTCATCAACGGCAAAGTGTTTGACCAAGCGCGAAAACAGGCTTGCCAGCAGGCCGATGTCGCCAGCAGGTTCGGCCTCAGTCAGCACACCCAGCGGCACAGCGGCTGCAAAATGCGCGGGCTTGTTGGTTGCTCGGGAGAAGTAGAGTTCCTGGGTGCCCAGGCTGGCTGGCGAATCCGTCACGGCCAGGCCGGAGAGATAGCACTTGCCGCTGTTCGCGAAGTTGGGGGTGATCTCGATGCTGGTGAACAGTTTCTCGCCCTGGTCATTGAGGGCCAGCAACTTGTCGTTGGGCTTCAACTGGGCTTCCAGGGCAACCTGACCAGGCTCCAGGCCTTCAACGTCTTCGACCAGGCGCACCGCAAACACGGTGCCGTAGGAGCCTGACCATCGATCGTGCTCGGACCAGATCACAGCCGTGTACTTGGCCGTGCTGTACGTCTCGGCGATATCGCGCAGCTCCTGGGGAAGGATCTCGCGACCGTCGGCGGTGATGCCGCTGGTGGCGACACGTTTCCAAAATGAAACAAGGGAACGGGGCATGGGCGTTAACTGCGCTCAATCGGTGGTTTGAGCCGCCAAGATAGGGAGCTGCAGCCCCTCCAACAATTGATTAACTTTCGCGCTGGTCCTATTTCCACGATCTAGGACGAAGGCGGATTTTTACCCCACGTTTCCAGCGTTTTCGCCGCATAGACTGCGGCCATGCCATACGCCCCCGAACTTAAAGAAGCCGCCAAACGCCTCTATTTACGCCGCTGCAAGCCGCGTGAAATTCAGGCGCAGTTATCCCTGCCCAACATCCGGATCGTCTATTACTGGATCCGCCAGGGTGAATGGGACGACATGCTGTCGGACGAAGAACCGCTGACCGCTGTCAGTCGGCGAATCACTCTGCTCCTGGAGAAAGCCGACAGCCTGACCAAGGGCGAGCTGGACGAACTGGACCGCCTGACCACCGTCCGCGAACGCCTGGCCAAGCAATGCGCCAAGCCACCCCCGGTGGCGGCTAACGATCCGATCGAGGACGGTGGCCACCGTCGTGATGAGCAGCGCGGCGAGCGTCGGAAAAAAGGCGATCGCGGGGATAAAGGCGGTAAAAAGCGCCAGAAGCAAGTGAAGAACGACGTCAGCGAACTGACCGAAGTCGACTTCCTGGACAAGTTCATCAGCAAAATGTACGGCTACCAGAAAGAGCTGTACGCGGCAAAGATCAACCCGCTGACGGCACGGATCCGCAACATCCTCAAAAGCCGCCAGGTGGGCCTGACCTACTACTTCGCCGGCGAAGCCTTCATGGATGCGGTATTGACCGGTGACAACCAGATCTTCCTGTCGGCCAGCCGCGCCCAGTCCGAGATTTTCCGCAGCTACATCATCTCGTTTGCCCAGGAATGGTTCGGCCTGGAGCTGACCGGCAACCCGATCGTGCTCAGCAAGGACGGCAAGCCGTGGGCCGAGCTGCGCTTTCTCAGCACCAACAGCAGCACCGCGCAGGGCCACCATGGCCATGTGTACGTCGACGAATATTTCTGGATCCGCGACTTCGAAAAGCTGAACACCGTGGCGAGCGCCATGGCGACCCACAAGAAATGGCGCAAAACCTACTTCTCCACGCCCAGCGCGGTGTCGCACCAGGCTTATCCGTTCTGGATGGGCGAGAAATTCCGCAACAGCAAGCGCAAGGCGGCAAAGGAGCCGTGGCCGAGCGACAAGCAAATGTCTGCAGGAGCGCTCTGTCCGGACGGCCAGTGGCGCAAGGTCATCACCATCCTGGACGCGATTGCCGGCGGCTGCGATCTGTTCGACCTCGAGCAGCTGCAGCTGGAGTACGACGAGGACCGGTTCCAGCAGCTGTTCATGTGCAAATTCATCGACAGCACACAGAGTGTGTTTGCCCTGGGCGATCTGGAACGCTGTTATTCCGATCTGTCGTTGTGGACCGACTACGACCCGGACGACCCGCGACCGTTCGGCAACAGCCCCGTCTGGATCGGCTACGACCCGAGCCGCACCCGGGACGACGCCACCTGTGTGGTCGTCGCGCCGCCGCTCGAGCCCGAAGGAAAATTCCGGATCCTCGAGAAGCACAGCTGGCGGGGGCAGTCGTTCAAGTACCAGGCCGAGCAGGTCAAGCGGCTCACGGAGCGCTTCAACGTCCAGCATATCGGGATCGACACCACCGGCATCGGTTACGGCGTGTTCGACCTGGTGCGCGACTTCTACCCGCGTGCCACCTCGATCCATTACAGCCTGGAAACCAAGAACACCCTGGTCCTCAAGGCGCAGGACACCATCGTGGGCAGCCGGATCGAGTGGGACGCCGGCTGGAACGATATCGCCCAGGCGTTCCTGACGATCAAGCGCGGGGCCACCAACAGCGGGCAGATCACGTACAGCGCCTCGCGCACGGACGCCACCGGTCACGCCGATATCGCCTGGGCAATCATGCATGCCCTAGCCAACGAACCCCTCAACACCAACAAGCAGCGGCGTAGTCGCTACGCACTCAGTGGATCCGCAACCTATGGCTCGTCACCAAACAACACAGCAGGAAAAACCGGCACCAGGGCCCATGCGCGCCTTTTCGTTCGGAGCGCCGGAACAAGTCCTGACCGACAACATCGGCCAGTATCTCGGCGTGTTCGCCAGTCACGACGGTCGCCTATACACGCCGCCGGTGTCGCGCCAAGGCCTGGCCAAGCTGCTGCGAGCCAACGCGCACCACGGGGCCATTCCCGGTTTCAAGCGCAATCTGCTGCTGCGTGAGTTCATTCCGTCTGCGGGGTTTTCCACCCGGACAATGAGCCGCGCCGCACTGGACTTCATGGTGTTTGGTGAGGCGTATCTGTATCGCACTCGCAACGCCTTGGGCCAGGTCATTGAGATGCAGCACCTGCCGACAATCAACATGCGGGTCAAGCGTGATGGCGGCTTTGTGATGCTGCAGGCGGACGGTGGGGAAATCGAGTTTTCCCAGGAAGAGGTCGAGCACATCCTCAACTATGACGTGGAGCAGAACATCTACGGCATTCCGGACTATCTGGGCGGCCTGCAGGCGCTGTTGCTCAACGAGGCCGCGACCCTGTTCCGCAGGCGCTATTACAGCAACGGGGCACACGCGGGTTACATCTTCTACACCAACGACCCGAATTTGACCGAGGAAGACGAAGACGAGCTGAAAGCCCAGATCACTGCCAGCAAGGGCGTGGGCAACTTCAGATCAATGTTCGTCAACATCCCGAACGGTGCAGAGAAAGCCATCCAGATCATCCCGGTCGGGGATTTCCAGGCAAAGGACGAGCTGGAGAAGGTCAAGAACATCACCCGCAATGACGTCATCGCCGCCTGGCGCATGAACCCCGCACTGGCGGGGATCATCCCGGAAAACAGTGCCGGCTTCGGCGATATCGAAAAGATAGATCGGGTGTACACCAGCAACGAAATTAGACCCATCTGTCAACTTTTCGACCAAGCGAACGATACCTTGCGGGAAGACAGGCGATTCCACTGGCGTGACGCTCCAGATGCAGGGGAAACCACTATATAAGGGTGCCTACGCTAGAGATTGCCACTACATACTGTGGCAAAATAGTGGCAATTGGCCGACCCTGGGGAGGGATGTATGCGGATTATTTGTAAGTGCGGGCACAAGGGACGGATTGCCTCGCGGGAACAACTCTCGAACGACTTCGCGAAGTTGTACTGCCAGTGTCTGGACGCAAAGTGCGGGCACACATGGGTATCAAATCTCACGTTTTCGCACACGCTAAGCCCGTCGGCCCAGGCCATGGACCGGCTCATTTTCGACAGCCTGAAGAATTTGTCACGGGCGAAACAGCGGGAGCTGTTCGATCAGCTGGGGGCAGCGTAATAACGCGGGAACGCCAGCCACAAGGGCCAGCGCCTGATGCAACGTAAGGACAAGCGAGGTGGTTAGGCGATTGCTTTGTCGATGTCAGGGCAGTCAGGAGTTTCCAAGAGTATTTCCGACATGCGCCTTACATATTTCTGATCTTCCACAGACATGCGTCGGTACTGGTTGATCAACCGTAGCTCTAACGCGCTAAGCGCCTGCCAATCAAATTCACCAGATTCGTTGTAACTGCATTCAAATTTAGCTCGATCCAACATGCGTACGGCTCCATAGGTGCATGAATGAATCGACGTTATCGGGCGAAAACTGTATTGGCAGAGAGAGGAATACAGCTAGTGCTAACAATTCGTTACAACCTAGTTCAAACCGCGAGATTCCATTGCGGCCATCGCCGACAGCATTCGACGAATCAATTTTTGGTCGTCCTCGGGGATGTTTCGATATTGCTCGATTATTTGGGCCTCCACTGGATTCAGATCACTGACCTGTTTTTGGCCGGTAAGGACGAAGACGGTGTCGATGCCAAGACTGGCAACTGCCGCAAGGTAAGCGGTGTCGGGGTTTCGAGCCCCCCGTTCATAGCTGCCCTGGGTGTTCCGATTCACGCCGCCGACCTGTGCCAAGTCCTCCTGACTCAGACCTAACCTAAGGCGCTCATCACGCAAGCGGTCACCTGCAGAACGTCCGTCTTCTGGATTTGGTGCACAATTTTTCAAGCTATCCCTCTGTACAAGATCAAATTAGCGTGCATAATCACCACCTATGAACACGAAACAACTCATATCAACAGGAGTGAACGCACTATGCACGCGCCAGTTACACCGGAGCAAGCCCGCGCTGCGCTTGATCGTCAGGGGATGAGCATTGCGGAATTCAGTCGCATCCATCAGCTGAACAAAAATTTGGTTAGCGACCTTTTGAATGGTCGTCGGAAAGGTCGACGCGGGGAGGCACATCGAGCTGCCGTATTGCTGGGGATCAAAGATGGCGTGATTGCACAGTAATGGCACGGATCATCAGGGAAAAGCAGAACATGAAAAGCCCCGTTCTAAAGACACGCCGCGAAGTCGTCAGCGCAATCATCTGCAGCTATCCAGGCGGTCGCGAATGCGCTGCAGCACGCATCGGTTTGGCATTGAAGAAGTTCGATAACCACGCCTACGAAAACAACAACAGCCGGCCACTGACAGACGCCCAGCTGTACCAGCTCGAGCAGGAAGCAGGCACACAGCATTTCCCGCACTACGTGGCGTCGATGTATGGCGGATTGTTTGTGGCGGTACCGGATCCCGAAACGAATGACACGGTGGAAATGTACTCACTGTCGGTCCAGGTCTCTGCAAAGCGTGGCTGCGTCGACCAAGAGATCGCCAAGGCTTTAGCCGATGGCTGCATCACCGAAGCCGAGGCTGAACACATCCTCAACGCTCACAACCTGCATATGGCCGCACGCCACGCCGAAGTGCTGGCAGCGATTGACCTTTACCGCGCCAAAACAGGGCCAGCCCAATGAACAATGCGCCTGCAGTACAGGAATATCAGGACGTGCTTAAAGCCGCCGCCCTTGCCTTTCTCGAGCGTCACCATTGCGAACACCTGGGCAACGACCAGCAACTGATCGGTCGGACCGTTCGCCACCTGGTGGCCGACTACGACGTGCTGACGCAGATGGCTGAAAAGATGGTTCACCTGGCCTACAGCGACATGAACGCAATCCGCGATCGCCAGCGCCTCGACATCCGCAACAGCACCGCCACCCACTCGGTGATTGTTGACCCTACCACCGGCAATGCCTGGGCAATCCCGGTCAGCCTGATCTATGAACGCATTATCAACGCATCGGACAACGGGCGTTACCGCTTAGCCAACTCGTAACACCAACCCTACAAATTGCCTGCCCCACACCCCGTGGGTTTGGGTGAGCTGCGCCCGAATTCGAGGTTTTACGATGGGAAACGCCGTAATTGTCACCGCCCAACTGCCACCGGCAGAGGCAGAAGCCTTGCTGGCAGCCCTGCGTGAACAGTACCGACTGAACCTCAACGAGTACTGGTATGCCGACCAATTCCGCCTGGTGGCGGATGGTCTGCGCCACGGCGCAATCATCGCCCACGTCCCGGTAATGGCCGCGCAAAAACGCCTTATGGCAGCCCTGTCCCACAGCCTCAACGCAGTGAAGCAATCATGAGAGACGATCTACGTCACGACGTCCTGCAGCGCATCGAATCCGACTTCGGCCTCAAACACCGTCCCGGCACCGATTACATGCGCGGTGGCACCTGCCCCAAATGTAATAAAAGGGAGCTGTACACACGCTTTGAGAAACCTTGGCAGCTCAACTGTGGACGCCAGGAAAAATGCGGCCACACCGTACACGTCAAGGAGATCTACTCCGACCTTTTCGAAGACTGGAGCAAGCGCGTTCCGGCTACTGAAAACGCGCCTTCGGCTACAGCTCGGGCGTATCTGGAGTTTTCCCGCGGCTTCGATATTTCGCTGATCGGTAACTGGTTTACCCAGGACACGTACTACTCGAGCCAGCACAACGCCGGCAGCGCGACTGTTCGGTTTGCCCTAGAGAAAGGTGGTTATTGGGAACGACTGATCGACAAGCCCGCTCGTTTCGGCAAGATGAAAGCCCGGTTTATGCCAGGTGAGAGCTATAAGGGCGTCTGGTGGTGTCCTCCGAACGTCGACCTGGCCACCGTCAAAGAGCTATGGATTGTCGAAGGCATTTTTGATGCGATCGCCCTGGGGCACCATGGCATTGCCGCCGTATCTGCGATGTCATCTAACGCATTCCCGGCTGACTCTCTTAAAGCACTGACAGCAGCGCGCCAAGGCAGTCTGCCGAAGCTGGTATGGGCGCTGGATAACGAACCCGGTGCACACGCTTACACGAAGCGCTGGGTGCGTATGGCTCGTGAGTTAGGCTTTACCTGCGAAGCGGCGCAGATCCCCCAGCGCGACAACAGAAAAGTCGACTGGAACGATCTCCACCAGCGTTGGCAGTTCCTGGACGAAGGCGAGAAGCGCGCTGTTCAGGTCGATAAGGACATCACAACTGCGCGCCACTTCGGTGCTCTGCTGATCGCAGAAAACGCGACCGAAAAAGCCCTGGTCATGTTCGATTGGAAGCGCCGTAGCGAATTCCACCTAGAGTTTGGCAACCGCCTCTACTGGTTCAGGCTCGATCTGGACAAGTACAACAAGGCGATCCAGGAGCTGGAAGAGAGCGAGCACCACGACGACCAGCAACTGAACAATAAACAGATGCGTGCGAAGGCCATGCAACAGTGCGGTGCGTTGCAACGGATCGCCACGTGCAACCCGAAAGCCCTGTACTACCAGGAAAACAAGCTGACCGACGAGGCCTGGTACTACTTCCGGATCACGTTCGCTCACGATGCCGCGCCGATCAAGAACACCTTCACCAGCTCGCAGATCTCCTCCTCTGCCGAGTTCAAGAAGCGCCTGCTTGGCATCGCCCCTGGCGGTATGTTCACCGGTACAACGCAGCAGCTGGACGCCTTCATTGAAGAGCAGACAGATGCACTCAAAACAGTGCAGACCATCGACTTCACCGGCTACACCAAAGAGCACGGCGCTTATGTCTACGGCGACGTAGCAGTACGCGACGGGAAAGTGTTCAAGCTCAATGAAGAAGACTTCTTCGACATGGAGCGCCTGAGCATCAAGACGCTCAGTCAGTCGGTGATTCTGAATCTGAATACCGATCTCGAGAAATTCGATACCGAGTGGCTGGACATCATCTGGGAATGTTTCGGTCCCAAAGGGCTGGTCGCGCTCGCCTTCTGGTTCGGGTCCCTGTTCGCCGAACAGATCCGTCAATTCCAGAAGAGCTACCCCTTTGCTGAAATCATCGGTGAACCCGGTGCGGGTAAATCCACACTGATCGAGTTCCTGTGGAAGCTTTGCGGCCGTATCGATTACGAGGGCTTCGACCCAACCAAGGGCACGCCAGTTGCTCGAGCACGGAACTTCGCCCAGGTCGGCAACCTGCCTGTAGTGCTGATCGAGTCGGAGCGGGAAAAGACCGACGGCAGCCAGACCAAGCAGTACGACTGGGACGAACTCAAGACTGCCTACAACGGCCGTAGCGTTCGCTCCACCGGTGTGAAGAACAACGGCAACGACACACGTGAACCGCCATTCCGTGGTGCCGTGGTGATCGGTCAGAACCATGCGGTGAATGCGTCCGAACCCATCCTGCAGCGCCTGGTGCACATCGCTATGACCAAGGATGGCCAGACCCCACAGACAAAGCTGTTGGTGGAAAAGCTGGAGCGTATGCCGGTTGACCGCGTCAGCGGGTTCCTGGTCAAGGCCACGATGAAAGAAAGCTGCGTGATGCAGACCGTTCGCGAACAGGTGCCGATCTACGAACAGCAGCTGCTGGCACTACCTGAGATTCGTACGGTCCGGATTGCCAAGAATCACGCCCAGTTGCACGCGCTGGTCGACGCTCTGGTGCACGTCGTACCGCTGACCAAGCCGCAGATCAAAGCCGCCCATGCGGAGATCCAGAGCATGGCCAAGGAACGCCAGCTGGCGATCAACGCAGATCACCCGATCGTCGTTGAATTCTGGGAGCTGTACGAATACCTGAACAGCACCGCCGGCGGCCTCAATCACTCCCGCAACGAAGGGTTGATTGCCGTGAACCTGAACGACTTTGCGAAGGAAGCTGCCGAGAAACGCCAGAAGGTGCCCGACCTCACCGAGCTGAAACGCCATCTGAAAACCAGCAAGTGCCCCAAGTTCATCGAGACCAACCGGAACGTGTGTTCGGCCTGGGACGTCGACGCGGCCAACAGAGCCAAAACCGTGCGGTGCTGGATTTTCCAAGCGGCCTGATGACACCAACGAGGAAACGTCAATGCAGATTGAAGTCGTTATCGAATCCCGCACCACTGACGCAGCAGACCTGATTCCGTTTCTAACCGCCTGCCTCAAAGAGACCGGCGATGGCCTGCCAATCGTCCACGCGGATGCCTACGCCATTGATGGGTTGCTGGAGATTTTGGACGTCCGCGCCGCTCGGGGTGAGCGGGAAATTCTGGTGATGGGCTGCAGCCGCGATCAGATTCAAGCGGTTTTGGAATGGCAGTCAGAGACCGAAGAAGTCGCTGATCTGGAGAGCCTGGTGCTTCACCTGGTGCGCTCAGATCCGATTGAACAGAACGCCGGTTAAACCCGGTTAAACAAAGGCGTCGAGGAGTTCGCACCTCCCCGACACCAACCACCACAGAGGGCAACACCATGCAAGCACAGCACCAAAGCAGCAGCGTTGTGGAGGCTACCACAACACACGAACAAAGCGCGCAAGCCACCCGCCACCTGCTGACGATCCGCATCGTTGGTGCAGCGCTTTTCGAGTACCAGGTGCGCAAGACACCCGATGCCCGTGTCCGACTCGAGTCGTTGGCCACCTTCGCAAAGGCACAAGGTGACCTAACCGACGTCGAGGCGCTGGTCGTCGCTAATGCTCTCGCCATACCCACAAAATCACTCCAGCAGCTGCAGGGCCGACATCATGTCTGAGCACACCAATATCAAGCGCTTCAAAGTGAGCGAGTCCTGGAAAGATTACGAGGTGCTGCTCGAGGTCAATCTCGATGTGTTGACGCCTGATCGAGCAGCCATGATCAACAGCTACCTTTCCGACGATCAAACCAGGTTGATGGATGAAGATGGCGACGTCATACGCGTTGCGATCCGAATGGCCGGTTCGACCATGATCAGGATCATGCTCGAGCAAGGTGGGGCAGGTTTCACCCCGACCTTCAAGAATATCTTCGGTGACAACCCCGGCCCCAGCTGGACCCATGACCTGCATAGCACCGAGGGTTTTGGCGGCTGTGAGGCGGACGAGAGGCCGTATGGCTGGTGCGGTATGCGTGTCATAGGTGCCGATGTCGATGTGCCCGGGTTCTTTGAAGTCGAACTCAAAGAATTATCAGCCCAGAAGGACGACTGACGATGCACGTAACAGAAAGGATCCGACCACCGCTGGCCAGCCATCGCCTTGACCTGCCCAGCATGTGCGATATCTGCAACTTCGCACGATCAATTCCAAGGCACCAGGTCTGCAGCAAGATCCGTCAGCAACGTAAAGCAGATGAATGGGCGACAGTGATGGCAGACAAACAGGCTGCGCGAGAAGCGAGGGAGAAACGCTATGCCCGGTGACGTTCAACCAGGAACGGTTGATCTGATCAGCTCGCTGCAGGAACTGATCCGACAGCTGCAGCGTCCAGCGGTAGCGCCAGAGCACGAACTGTGGACCTCACAGGACATAGCTGCCTACCTGAAGCTGTCGGGCGACACTGTAGAGCGTAGGATCGTTGTCCAGCCGAGTTTCCCCACGAGCGTCCAACCCTGCGCAACGGGTGCGAAAGCAGCGAAAAGATGGTTTGCGGAAGAGGTTATTGTTTGGTTGCGCCAACATCGTGCGAGGTTGCCCGTTGCGAGGCGAACCAGACACACCGCGTGAATGAAAGCCTGCGTACTCCGCAGGCTTTTTTTATCCCAGCCGCTCCGCCACCTCGGATGCCGTAGCGTTGTAGTAAATCATCAAGGACTTGAGATCCTTGTGACCGGTGATACGTGCGAGGTCCAACACCTCAACCTTGCGGGCTAGCCGAGTAATGGCTTCATGCCGGGTGTCGTGAAAGGTCAGGCCATCGATTTTGAGTTCGTCTCGGACCTTGCGAAACATGGTGTCCGCTGATGCTGACTCGAGTTTGAATAGGCGATCCGTAGCGCCCTTCCCTTCCAACATCGGCGCTAATAATTCGCCCGCCCGCTTACTCAAAGGAACATTTCGAGTAGAGCCATTTTTTGTCTTGGGTAGGTGAACGAAGCGTTCGCGCAAATTCACCCACTTCGCGGTCATACCCAATATCTCGCCTTGCCTCATTGCAGTTTCGATAGCGAGGAGGAATGCATATGCCAACTCTTGCAGCAGAGTCACCGGCGGCTGCCCCTCAACATAGCCAAGCCGATTAATCAGCGCACTAATTTCACCGGTAGCAACACGTCGCTCGCGAGGCGGGCCATTACTCGGCCTTTTGGCGTCTCGTACAGGGTTGACCAGGCACGTTTTCCACTCCCGCCGAGCGATTTCAAATACGGAGGAGAGGAGTGTCATCTCCCGCCGCACGGTCGAACTCTTGACCTTTTTCAGCCGTTCATCACGCCATTGGGCGACCTGCTCTGACGTGATGTTGCCCATGAGCTCTCCTACCCATTCGAGCTCCCGGTCAAACCGATCCAACCGCAGCTCTTCCCAACGCTGGCCTTCCTTGGTGGGCGAAACATCCCGTTTGTATCTGGCCAAGGCTTCCGAAACAGTCATGGACACACTTGCACGGGATGTCCCGCTCTGAGCCATGATTTCAGCTTCACGAGCGATTGCCCATGCGACAGCTGCAGCCTTGGTATCGAACGTTTGGGAGTCACGCACCCCCAGCTTCACCACCTCGGCTCTCCAACCACCGCTCCGTTTCCTATATGAAGCCATACACCCTCCTGGCGTAAAAATGGCGTAAAGGCTAACACGAAGAAACACGAAGCTGCCGTCAGCTGTCGTTTGTGGATATCGGTTTCGGCCAACGTGGCCGGGCCTTGCCGGCTTTTGCCGCTAATTGCCGTTTACTGTCCAAGGACTCCCGTGTCCCCCTCGGGGCACCAAAATTAAGAAAGGTCTTGCTTTGCAAGGCCTTTTTTTTCGCCTACAGAAAAGTGAGCTTGCCCCGCCACCGCGTAGGAGCTGCCGAAGGCTGCGATCTTTTGATCTTGCTTTT